AGGGAAAGCTATAATGAACTCCCTGTCCGATTGTTGACACAAACCGCAGGTGCTGCAGTTTACTTTGCCCTTGTGAATCTTAGCGGGGCAAACAACAACCTTACGACCGCTCTCAGTGTGAAAGAATCGGCGTGATTCTGTGCTGGGGATAACAGCAACGGCAGGGATTCCATGCTCTGTCATCACCTGATCAGCAACCTCTACGCTCTCAGTGCTAGCGTTAATGGTGAATCCGCCCGCGTTGGCATCTTTGATCACCTGCACGTTGTGAGCATTCAATACGTGGTGGGAGAATGTGAAACCCCTTTTATGCTTGTTTGCCTTGACAATTTGCCCCACTTTAGGTGCATCAATGTCACCAAATACGTGAGGAAGGTCACCCGTAACGTTGTGCCGCCAGAGTGTAGCGGGGGCAAATTTGCGGATCTCTGAGATAAACTTATCCCAAGACACACCGCGCTCGTGATCAGAAACCTTGCGCCAATGTACACCAGCGAGGTGATACTTACCGTAGCATCCTTTCTCAAAGAATGCACACGTTGTGGGGCAAGACTGGCGCTCGGTGACCGTTGTGGGGATCGGTCCCGTCTGAGAGTTGCCTGAAGCGATCGTGATTGCGACTTGCATGGTTCAGTGGTGTGAACTGAGATAATACTAGAGGCAGGGGGGGATCCTGAGACCCCCCACTGTGACACTTCCCCAACTGTCACCAGAGACCTTCTTGAGTCAAACGCTGCACAAAAGCGTTGGCGATTGCACCACAATGGGGGCAGATTGTAGCATATTTGATCTCACTTTTCAGAGAATACTTTGCAGTATCGTTAGTATAACGTCCGAACTTGAAACGATACACTGCGCTGAGAGTCTTAAGGAGTTGACGTTGCTCAATGCTGCCGACTTTATTATACATTCCGATGAAATTGCGGAAGTCGGGATGATACTGTTTCGCACACTTTTCCAACTTACCAACAACTTGTGCTGCCAATTCTTCACCCAAATGCGGAGTCAATTCTTTGATGGCAAACTTATTGAAGGGCAGCAGTTCTTCCTCTACAGTGGAAGAAACTGATTTTGCCATGTTGTTAGAAACCATGCCCAAGATCTTGGCGATCTCATCAATTTGACCCTGAACTTGGTTGCCGTTGATAACAACTTGGATGGTGGTCATCGGTCTAGGTGTGGTGGTGGTCGGCGTCGGTTGCGCCGTTGGTGAAATGATGCCCCGCCAGAACCGACCACCACAACCGCTTGTGTGCCACCTCTAGAACTGACACAACCTATAGGGTTTGGTGGGCATCTGGCAGTATCCTATAAGGACAATCAGATGAGGGGAAGGGTATCCCTGTGGACGACAATACATCGCCACTGCACCAGCCTTGAAATAATAAGACGTTAAGAATAGTAAAAAGGATCAGGCACCACCCTGATCCTCTGTTTCACATCACCTAAACCATGCTACAATTATCTGTTCTCTTTCGCGCTGGGTGACTTTCTGATAGCGTGGGAGGCAAACCCCTTCCTCCCTTATGATTAGAAGTTTACCATCCAGTCTGGGTCATTGTCAAGTGCTGCCCAGAAGAAGTTTTTGCGATTCTGGGATGCAATGAAGACCTTACCACCCTTGTGCTGTTCAACGATACACTGGGGATTGCTGTCCATGAGATTGGCGAAACGATTCTTTGCCTTTCTCGAAATGGGAGTGATGATTGCGGGTTGCATGATGAATCTCGATCTCGATGTGCCTAATCTAGTTGATGTTGGTGATCTCGTCGAGAATGAATGTGCCACTAGATGAAGTGGCACACCTCGTCGAGTTTTAGAACTGAATCTCGTCTAGGGTTGGAACATTATCTTGACGAGATTCACTAGAGTCCATCCCATCACACAGTGCATCAAGAATCGAAAGGATGCTGTTCCCATCAGTACCAAGACGAAGTTGTTTGATCAGAAGTTGTTTGGTCATTGTGCAGTCTCCTTTAGAAGTTCGGGATAGTATTCTTCACATTCGGTGATTAGTTCTTCATCCGAATACTTAGCATAACTTTCGTCGAGATAATCATAACAAAGTAGTGTCATTGTCTTAAGATCCATGTCATCCAACATCTGCTGAATGAGTTGTTCTTGGAGTTCAGAACGGTTCATCAGACTTCATCCATCAGTGCAGTACATTCGACTTCATCCCTCAGTTTGCCGATCTTGTCATAAAGTTGCTCAATGTCAACTTCAAGATGCTCACTGAGTTCAATCCAATCATGAAACTCAATCAGCGCCAGAATAGCGTCCAGTTCTTCAAAGGTGAGAGAAGTGAGTGTCATGATCAGAAGTCCCAGTTAGAGTTGAGAAACGCATCCCATGTGCGCTCTTCATTGTCATCATCATCGCGCATTTCAGGAATGTCCCAGATCTCACCGGGCGCTTCCATGATCTCAGTCCAGAGTGTGTCTTCCATTGGGGTGTGTGGTTGGTTGACTCTTGTATTCTAAGGGGAGTTGGGTGGACTGCCGCTCCCCTTGTGACACTTCTTAAACTGCTAGTGCTCCTGCAGGAATCTCTACCAGTTCAGGTTGCTTCTTCTCAAACTGGTGCATATTGTAGCATACCCACTCACCTTTGCGGTACAGGTAAGCATACTCTTCACCTTCTGAGAGATACTCTTCCACAGTAGCATCAAAACGTGGCGGGCAATTCTCACCACGATCAGAATAATACTCTGGACCGTATTCCTGAACCTTTTCTGCACCAGTTTCAGTCCAGCGCATTTCAGTCCAGCAGGATGACATGTCGCCACCATCAATCAGTGTAGCAACCTTATCCCTGCTGCTGTAGTGAGTCTTCAGGATACGACCCAACCGTTCGGGATAACCATCCCAGTGATGATACACAGAGAGCACAGAACCATTTGCCAGTTCGATGCCGATTCGTGAGCGGGTTGCCATTGGTGTGTGGTGTTGAACAATGTCAATTTACGGGATTTTGGGGGATCGGTCAAGACCCTTGTGCCACTTGTGCAACTGGCATAAGCAGATCCCGAATCCGCAGGAGTTGTGCTTCATCCTCTGGCGTCTCACACGTTGCCAAGTCTACAGGAGCACACTCTTCCAAGTCAACCAATCCATAACCATTGATCGGTGCAAAGAACAACTCATTCTCATCAACGAAGTACAGGCAACCATGACCTTCTTCGATGTAGAATTTTGTGGGCATGAGGATTAATATTTCAACTCACCCAATATAAGACAAAAGCGGCATGGGGATCAAGTCCTTGTGCCGCTTTTTTTATTGTCACACATAACGCAATTGTTATATTATTGTATTAATATAACTCTGGGTAATCTTTGATGGTACAATGAACGTCTTCGTCCCCTTCCAGTTGCAGAAGTTCTCTCCAATTGATATCCTCTACATCTAGATCATCATAACATTCGATGTCTAGTTTGATGAGTACGCGGCGTTTCTGTGCAATCATAAGATCCTCATGCGTTGTGAACTAGATTCTATCATGCGTAATGGCGATATGCAAGATCTTGATAGTCTTGCCCATCCCGTGCATAATCCTCATCGAGATCTGATGCATAATGCCCATCCTCGTCGAGACCGTAATCATTTGCGAATGTGTAGTCGAGATCGTAGTCGTCGTACATAACTCGTCGAGATTCTGTGAGTGACCTGTGTATTATAGCACAATTCTCGACGAGATTGCAAGACTGATGATGCACAGTCTCGTCGAGATCATGATAGTATATATGCATATCTTATGGAATTGTTAAGATATGCTTATAATACTCGTCGAGACCGTGTGACTTTTTATGACGGGCGCTTGACTTTTTCGCGTTCTTGTGGTACAGTGCGGGCCTAACTCACAAGACCCAGAGACCTTTACATAAGACTTATAAGAAGGTTTCTATAAGGTTTTAGACACAATAAATTCATATAATATCAACATTATATTAAAGAGTTATTTCTCTCATATAAGTTTTTTAATATATTTTTTAATTAAATTTACATTAAAAAACCCCTAAAAGGGGTTAAATACGATGCTTTAACTCATTTTCAAGTCTTTCTACATAAGCATCAACCTCTGGTGATTTGAAGAACATACAATCTACAATCTCACACCATAGATCCTCCTCTGGTGCTTCTTTCATTTGTTCTTCAGTCAAGAATGCTGGTGGTAGAATGATCATCTCATTAATAATCTACAGGTTCATTGTCTAATTGGGAAATGAGTTGAATGAGTTCTTCTAACAGTTGTGGAGTGAAAAGTTCTACGATTGGTTCATCCATATAATCTGAATAATACAGATCATTCTCATACTCATAAGCAAGTTCTACATCAAAGTGTGCAAGGTTCTCTAACTGTTGTTCAATAGAGCGAATCAGATCAGTATCCATTCAGAAAATCAGCGAGTGCTTCTTGATACTCCTCCTCAGTATTAAAAGTACGAAGACCAATAGTACAAGGGAAGGTACGCTTTGTTTTAGATGGAGTACGAGTCTCCGATTCAGTGTAACCTTTCTGAAGCAGTTGTTGAGTGTAGGGATTCATGATTCAGTTCCAGTTGGGATAGTAAGTCATATCAGCGCAAATGCCGAGTTCTTCACATCGGCATTCATACGCAATCCGCTTGAGCATTTCAAGATCCATGGACTCAATGGATTTGAGAATAGAGTGGCGGATCTGAGCGTCTTGAGCGGTGTCGGTAATCATTGGTGGGGGTTTCGATTACCTTTGTATTATAAGGGCATTGGAGGAGCAGGGAGAGGGGTGTCTGTGACAGTTCTTCAGGTGTCACCGTGTCCGTGTGAAGTTAGCATGAGAGAATACTTCACGATTGACCAGTTTATAAGTACCATACTCATTGGAGAGAACATAACCTTCTGCGTTGATTCGATCGTACTTGATATAAGCAGCAGGACCATCATTACGGCAGAGGAATAAACAATCTTCTTTGATGGACTTGACCAGTTTCCACAAACGAATCAGATTGGCATCACAATCAAATGCATCATCCTCAATCTCACGTTGTTCCCGAATACATGCATTGATTGCTTTCTTCAGTTGAGTTGCTTGATGATTAGAAAGAAAAGTACATGTTGTTGACATTTGACGTGCGAAGTCACAGACTTCTTCGACATCAGCAAAGGAGGACTGATTGTGTTGAATATAAGCATTAGGTCGAATGAAGAGGCAATGATCAGTACTATCCAAATTAACAGTCAAAGGAATTGCCCAACTGTCGCGCAGATCATCATTTGCTTCGTAACGTGTATGAGGAGCAAGAATGATATTCTGTTCGATTGTAGTTGGAAACTGATAGGTGATTGTATTCGGAGTGTATTCGGTTTCTCCACCAAATCCAATGAAATCACCTTGAATGATCTCTTCAGTGCGTGGCAGATAATCAAAACATTCATGCAGAATGTTCGCTACATTTCCTTCATGATTTGCATCAATGTCCTCATGAGATTCATTGATCTTAATCTTCACCTTATTGAATACGGATTTGGTGCCGACGAAGAAGTTACCAGTCGCGGGATTGGTTCCCCATACAATTGCAGGAGATCCATCCATCTTGACAGACAGAGTGCCCGCTGCGGTGAACCAATCCAGTACGTTCAGATCACCGTTCAGAATGGTGTCTTCAGGATGCTCGATGTGAAGGTTTTGCATGAGAGGGTGGTGTTGTTTGAACTGAGATCAGTATACAGTAAAAAACCCGCCTTGTGGGGCGGGTGGTGTGTCACTTGTTCATCTGGAGCGTTGGTACGGGCATACCACCTTCGGTTGGTACATAAATGGTCACATTACCATTCTTGCTACCATCTTCCAGTCCCGTAATATACAGATACTGTAGATACTCACGATTGTCCTTCAGACTGT